AACAGAACGTGATTGTGAAAAGTTTCTTTACATTGACAAGGTTCAAAACACTATTAAATGGCTTCTGAAAAAGCAGAAGAACGCAAGAATGATTGAACTGTATAATACATGGTTTCAAGCAGCCAAAAAGGACGCCAACGCTTTAAAAGAGTTCCTGAAATTACAGGATGAGTTCTTTAAAGACGCGCAAGTTTCCGAACTTGAATCTATCCTTCGAGGGGTTGAAATACCAGATTCAGACGAAGACGATTCGGATGAATACGATATGAAAATATAAGGGGCAACAATGGTTTTAAAGGAAAAATTACAAAGAATAATGAATGATCCTGTACTATGGATAGAAACATTCGTTCAAATTCCTGACAAAACAGGTCGAGTTGTGCCGTTTAAGCTCAATCCGCAACAGAAATATTTATTAAAGAATATAGGCAAGTTCAACATTGTTTTGAAAGCACGACAGTTAGGGCTTTCGTCCGTCATGTTCGGTTATGCTCTTTACATAACACACACTAAGCCAAATAGCACATGTTTGTTAATGGCTCATAGTATGGACGGAGTGCGAGACATTTTCAAGAAATTGAAAGCACAATACAACAACATGCACTCTTGCGTTAAGTTGAAAACAACCAGTAATAACCGAACGGAGTTGTCTTTTACTAATGGCTCACAAATAATATGTTGCACTTGTGGGAGTAAAGACGTTGCAAGAGGTTCAACTTTACAGTTTGCACACTTGTCAGAAGTGGCTTTTATGAATGAAAATTTCGAAAATCAATTTTTAGCCATAGAACAAGCACTTGCCCCCGATGCAAAGATAGTGTTGGAATCAACTGCGAATGGTCTTAATGCTTTTTCTGATTACTGGAATAAGGCGACTTCTGGCGAGTCTCCGTTGTGGAAACCCTTCTTTTTCCCGTGGCAACGTGACCACTTAATGCACGCAGCCGAACAAAAACTATATGCAGAACAATACAAAGCAATACATAATGACAAGCCATTGACCGAGGAAGAATTGACAGAAAAGGAAATTGGACTGTTGCGAGATGGTGCAACTATGGATCAATTAATGTGGCGTAGATTGAAGATTTCAAACAGTTCAGAAGAACAGTTTTGTCAAGAGTTCCCTTCGAACCCGACAGAAGCATTTGTTTCAACTGGCAATAATGTGTTTTCTGCTCCATTGATTCACGAAAGATTAGGCAACCTGTACTTAACTAAAAAGAAGACAATCCCGACAGATGTATTAAAGCCAATTTCAAAGACAAGACAATACTTGACAGTTTGGAAATTGCCAGTAAAGAAACAAAAGTATTTCATTGGCGTGGATACAGCCGAGGGGTTAGGCGGAAGTTCGGACTATTCCGTTATCTGTGTCATGGACTCCGAGGGGTTCCAGTGTGCGGAATGGAGAAGTAACAAGGTTAAGCCGTATGAGTTCGCCGACATTGTGCTTGCTATGGCTCAATGGTACAATCAGGGACTTTTGGTTATTGAAAGAGCAAGCGCAGGTCATACCGTACTTGACAAGATTACACACGATAAACATTATCACAACGTTTTCAAATATAAAGAGTATGACCAGCGAGGAAAAAGTAGAAGAAAGCCAGGTTGGGAAACATCCGCTAAATCAAAACCGTTGATGATTAGCGACTTTCAAGAGTGGTTTGAAACGAAACAATGTTGTATCAACTCGAAGGATCTTTTAGAAGAAATGAAACTGTATCAGTTAAAAGATGGCTCATACAATGCAGCAAGCGGACATGATGACACAATCATGTCTTGTGCTATGGCAATACAAGGGTTGAAGTCAGGACAATATTACTATCAATGGTAGTAGACCATTGTTTAGCAATGGTTAGTTTAACCGTTGCTTATAAGTGGTAATGTGTCTTTTTTTTATTGTTTTAAATACATATATATGAGGAAATTAACGAATGTATAATTTGTATACTAATCAGGAAACTAACGAACCTTCGCTTGCATGGTTCATTAACGAGATAGAGCAACCCGAACACAGTTTTCGGCAACGGAACGTGAAGACGATTATTAATCATCTTCATCGTAGACATAGCGTGTTAGAACGTCTAAAGCACACATACACGTTCAAGAACGGCAAGTTCACTCCGGCTGCTATTATCCTTCAAGGGTTGAAAACTGTTCTTAACTTTCATGTTGCTTATCTGGTAGGAAATCCCGTTTCTATTACTGGAACAGAAAAAGCCGTTGAACATTTCAACGACATTTACCGAAAAGGAATCTATTCAAAAATTGATTGGCAAATTCTCTATGACTTGATGGAGTTCGGGGACGCTTTTGAATATGTCTATTATGATGCCAAAACAAACACTATCAAATCAAAAGTGTTCAGGAATGCGGATAGTTACCCCATCTATGACGACCACGGGGAATACTCTTATTTCGTGGAACACTGGAAAGACAAGAGGGGAAACAAGCATTATAACATCTATTTCCCCGACCATATTGATACATACGTCAATTATAGACTTGTGAGTTCTGCACCTAATGCAACGGGTCTTCCTATTCACTATGTAGGTATGGAGCGTGCTATTTATGACCAGTTCGGGGACTCGCTTGTTCTGGACTTAATCCCCATCATGGACAAAATAGAACACCTGCTTTCAAAAGAAGATGATGCCGTTACAACGCTTTCGCTTAATCCGATTCTTTCTATTCAGGGTCAGAAGGTCGGAGAAAAGGAAATGCAAGATAGTAATATTGCAGGTTCCGTCTTGCACTTAGATGATGGACAAAAGGCAGAATGGGTTAATGCTACAATGGATTATTCTGTTATTAAGCACGAATTAGACCAACTCTATCAACAATTCAACATGGTTGCTTGTATTCCTTCGTCTATCATTGGTCAGAGTAATATTAGCAATGTTTCGGAGAGTACAACTAATATTATTTACCAACTGACAGAAAACAGAGGAAAGCAAAACATGAACGCTTTAATTGATGGTTTCCGTCAACGTTGGCAATATATGAGGTTGCTTAGTGATCCTATTTCAGATGATGATTTCGAATCTTTGAACGTGGTATTCAATATCAATAAACCCGTGGACACTAAGAATAATATGGAGAATATGCAGATTCAATATAATATGGGGGCGATTAGTAAGAAAACCGTCATGGAACAAAGCCCTTATACAACGGATTCTGCGCAAGAGATTCAGCGACTTAAAGAGGAACAAGCGGAATCAGAAGAAGAGGAAACCGAACAGGAAAACGGATAATTGCCAAAGCAAAAACGGGGACTGCGCTATAATGTGCAGTTCTCGTTTATCCTCTATCAGAGTTGTGTTATCTGCACTTCTGAATATCTTTTGAATCGTAGAGTTGCAACGTTGAATATCTGCATAGTTTAATAGTAAAAATCCGAGCGTTTTTCGGGGGAGTTATAAACAACTTGATTTTTAATTTTTAAAATTTTCGGTCGCTACGCTCTGAAAACATACAATATATAGCTATTTCTTGAATATATGATGCTATATGTTGTGTTGCGGATAGGAAATGTTTACAGTTTGAGGGGAAATGACGGGGAATTAAAAAGTTGTTTAAACAAATGTACAAAAATTCGAACAATCATTGTGCAACATGCACAAAAACACACCATCCGATTTGTGCAGAATGACGGCATTTTTTGACGGTATTTAGTGCGGATCATTCGGATTTTTCGCAACTTGCCCCTGATTCCGGTATTGTGCAACATGCACATGCTTTTCGGAAGTTAGCAGAAGCTAATCAAAAATGACCTGTCAGGGTATATACCCCCATGAATGACGAATTGCATAATATGCACAGATTAGTGTATATCAATGCATAATATGCAGATGGGATAAAACGTTGATTTCATTGTGGGGAAATAATGTTTTTCAGGGGGAATACTGCGAAAGTCCCCGATTTTATCACGTTAAAAGCGTGTTCTATCACTCTCATTAGTGCGGATACCGTACTATTCAGGGGAATTAGTGCGGAAAGATCCTGTTTTATATCGTAGATTGTGCGGACATGGTGCGGAATATTCCCGTTTTATTGCGTTGCTATCTGGAATTATGCGCAGTGATTCCCCATTTTATAGCGGACTGATAGCGGTATCATGTGAGTCATGCAGCCGAACAGGGAAATAAAAACGGCTATATAGTCACAGATTTTATTTTGATCCTGCGACTATAACGGCATTACAGGACATGGAAACGGTATATAATCCCCTGACATTGCCAAAACACAAAGCAATCCTTCTATATCTGTTCTTCATCTGGTTATGTAGTCCGCTTGCTATCTCCGATAATGCGGAACATGCAACGGTTAAATGTTTGAGTATCCGCTAAACTGTCAGTGATGCGGATGATTCCATCATACAAGCTATTATTCTTCGTTGTGTTGGCAACTGGAAACCAGATAGACAAGTATCTGTGATAGACCTATAAAGCGCAGAACATGCGGAAACAACGGCTTGTTTTCTCGTTTGGCTTGCGATATTCCGCACGATATACCCATAAATAAACGATATTGTGATAATCTACATAGTGATTTTGTGTTGTACATACACTATGAAATGTACAGAAAAAACGAAGTATAACTTCGTGAAAGAGATATTTAGCGAATAGTTGACTATACATTTTGCACAACGGCATCTTGAAAAATCGGCTCAAACGAAAGATTAGAGTATTCAGGATACATTTATAAGGTTGTCAATTTATGCATAAAAATTTTCAAATATACAGGATTGTGCAATATCACAACGGTTTTTTTTAGGGTAAAAAATAAGCGGTTGCGGTATTCCGTTAATCTTCTGGAAACTACACAAGATACCGACAACAGCAGCAACCCAATGATTCAGTGATTCGCACATGGAACTATTGTTATTTGGCAATGGTACAAACTGCGCTTGTAAGTCTATGTCATTGTATGCAGTTAGCTTTTATGTGTTCCGGTATCCGTGGACTAATACAGGTTGCAAGATACTTAATCATCTATACATCTTCTAATGATCCATGCACAGTATCGGAGACAAGCCAAACAATAACAGTTGGTTCAATGCAAGAGCATTGCAAGAGAATCTATACATTGTATGGAGTCACTGGACTATTAAAGGTGATAGACAGAACAATATAGATAGCAACGTTGAAGATTAATCTATGCAGGTCTGTACAGGTTGCAAGCCGTTACTATTTGGTTGTTGGCAAGCATAGAAGCATAGCAAATCGACACAATACGACCTGACACAAGCCGATATACAGCGCAGATAAACCAGAACATAGACGCAAGACAAGCCATTAAACGTTGCTTATTTGGCGTTGAAATCATCCGTTTTTAATTCTGTTTTTTGCAGAAGTACAGAATTAATACATTCGAGTGCTATTTGTACATGCTTATACTGCTATCATGCAACGGCATAGTTTCGGCTGCTTAGAGGTCTTGAACAGGATCTTTAGCAGAACAATGAATAATTCCGTCTTTATCCTCTAACTGTTCTATGCCGTGGGGATAGCGTGCGGATTGTTCAGGTTAATAATTATCTGGTAGAATCTGCGAACGTTGCGGATGATTCAGAACATGCGGATATAAGCAACAGGATTATAAGCATAGATACATATAGAATATATTCTTCGTTGGTAGTTCATACATTGCCAACGAATAACAGATAGATATAAACATAAGTAACATGATGATTGATTGAATCATTCAAACGAAAGAGTGATTCAGGAAAAGACTAAAAAAGAGAAAAGGATAAAGGAAAGAAGGAAAGACAGGGAACGAGTACAGGGACGGGAACACGCACAGCAAGCCATAGAACGGCTTAGAACGGCTTCTAAGGACTTCTAACGCTTATCTGTGCAGTATTGGAGTATATGAGGATTATAGCGGTTATAAAGGATTATAGACGGTTGTCGTGATTAGGTGGATACCGTCTATTTTGTTGTGTTTGGCAATGGAAAAGCACAGTAAATACAAGGGTTATAGAGTGTTTTAGCGGTCTGAATCTGCGAGAATATGACGGAAAACTTGCATATTCCAATGAATATGAACGACTCGTTAAACGGCTCTGTAACGCTTCCTAAGCGTTTGAGGGTTGTTTTCGTGGAACTATACACTTTTTGTTAGAACGTCTTACAAGGGCTTCTAAAGCGGTTTAAAGGGTTCGTCATTTTGACCACATGAACCACGGCATAAAAGCAGCCGAAAGACCTACCAGACCGCAACTGTTGTATAATATGCACAACGAAACGGTTAATAATCGGCGGTTATATGTACAGATTGTACAAATTTTCACAGATACCCCCATTTTCAGAAAAGTGAACCCTCGTATTCCACTTTTTTTCCACCGACAATTTTTTGACCTACCAATTCAAAAACCCTATATCCATAACAGACCAAAATATATCTGTACTGGTAACAAATCGTCTTGAAAAATTTTTTGTTATTCCCCCCCAATTTGGCTTAACGCTAATTTCGGTTTCTATTCTTTCCAGAATAAACACTATGACAGAATTATTATTTTTTGTTCCGCTTTCATACATAATTGCATATTTGCTATTAATCACAATCTGCAAAATCAAAGAGAAACGGAACACGACATATAAAGCCAACTGCGCTTATTCCAGTTTTGGCAATATCTCAATAGGAGAACAACAAAATGTTACAGAGAATCAAACTCTACTTTACTAACTACATTGTCCCCGATGATGTTTATATTTCGGCATTAAGGGAACATAGCCTTAATCCGTATGACGAATACGACAAAGAGCAACACAAAGTTGCTATGTTGTCGAGTGTCTACGCAGTTTATACATATCTGAAAAGACAACTTGACCACGGGCAAGACCTTATTCTGACAGATATTTTCCGAGAAATGAACATTACTCGACAGTAAGTATAGGAGAAAATAACATGCAAAATATTGAACGCTTACGTCTTTACCTGAACAAAAAGCCATATTTCGAATACACAGATTATGAACAGTTCCTTCAGGAAAACGGACTCGATCCATATGAAGACTATGCCGTTGAAAACGACAAGAAAGAAATGCTCCAAACCGTATATGATGTACTCCAATGTTTGGCTAACGATATTGATAACTTTAGACGCATAGAAACCGAATTTGTTACAACTTCGGCTGCTGAACAGTACCTTGAAAAGCGTCTTAAATCACTTAAATCGGATATTGAGAAATTAGAGGATCTTGAAAAGCAAGACGGAAATGATAGCGTCACAGGATACTTTTTCTATAATTCCTGACAAGGGGGACAACATGCAAGACACATTGAAAAACGTATTTGATGAGACTATGCAAAGAGAAGGAATAACCGCAACCGCTTTTTCTTCTGGTTTGACATTTCCTTGCTTCTTTCGCAGATTGTCAGATGGTTTAAACCAGCGGTCAACAATGACTATGTTTTATTCGTTTGGCTCACCGATTCACGCAGGTTCTATTGTCGAGATTAACGGCAAAAACTATATTTGTCTTAACTGCGAAACAATAGAAAATTCCGTTTATAGAAAATCGGCTGTTGTCGAGTGCAACGGCACGATTTCAACGGAAAATGCAAATGTTATGAACCTTCCTTTTTTTGGAGCAGGTGCAGAAAGTGCGTTTCCTTCTGGCAACAATATGTTGTCAATCATTGATGGTAAAGCGGAACTGATAACAGAAGATTGTGAAGAGTCAAGACAACTCGAAATCAATGATAAATTCAATGCATGGGGTCGAACCTGGCTCTTGAAAAATATCTTCGTTGTGAACGGCATTGTTACGCTTAATGTGGAAGTTACAGCCGATTCGGAAATTGTCTATGAACACGGCATAACATTCAACGACATAAATACAAGCGGTTATTCAATCGGTGACACAATAAGACTTGATGCACATGCGACATTGAACGGACAAATCACTGACGTTGCATTGACATATACAAGTTCCGATTCATCTGTTGCAACCGTGGATAGCAACGGCATAATTTCCATAGTTGGCGCAGGATCCTTTTTCGTAACAATCGTTTGTGAATCATACGGAGTTTCCGAAATGACCACGGAAACAACCGTTGACGAAGAAGTGCAGGAAGTTGTTACTTTGTCTGTTACAAAAATGGATGAAGCCTATTTAGGCTTCGACTCCGAATGTACGGCAACGATCCAGAAGAACGGGGAAACAGTCCACGACATAGCATTTACTGCAACCGTGGAAAGTTCATTTTCCAGTAAGTTGAAAGTTACTGTAAATCAAACGAATGGATTAATCAAAGTAGAGGTTCCCGACAATGACTATTCATTAGTTAATAAATCATTTGACCTTGTTGTGTCCGTTCCCGATTATGGCTTAACTAATCGGCAAACAGTAAAAATTACATCATTTATTTAAGATATTCTTCAAAAATTGCAATATATTCTTCCATAGAAAAATGACAGGGGGTTTATTTAAAAACTCCCTGTCATTCCAACAAACACAAACACTTTCAAATGGAAAGCGTCAAACAGATTAAAACATGTTCCGTATAAAAGAACCCAATTTTTTTTACGAAATTTTCAATGTTGGCGTTATTCTTTCGGTTCATCTCTAATAATTATGTCAAACTTTGACATTAGCAAATATATCAGTTTGTTTTCTTGACTCTGTGTTTTTATAGGGGTTTTGTTTCTATACTCCATTGCAAATTGCAATGCTTGTGCGTGGTCTTTGCCGATGATTATATAATTTTTGCGAAGTCCTGCTAAAAAAGAATATCCTTCATTTTTAGAGAAAAGCCGAACAACTTGTTTTCCCGATTCGTCCTTATTATATGTTTCATAGATTTTCAATTTTTCATCTTCTGGCAACGAAGAAAACCATTTAGCGACTTCTTTTCGTTGTAGCTTATCATTGATAAATGATTTAAGTCTTTCGGAGTCTTGCGGTTGCAAAGAATCCAACGGATCAAAACGATACTTTACATTGTTGCTTTCATCAACATAAGCAAGTTGCAAGTCCGTCAATAAGCCAACAACTAAAGCATCCTTCAAACTAAAATTTCCTTTAGTCAACTTGTTTCTGAATGACGGTTCAGTATATCCCATAAGTCGGGACACTTCTTTGATTTCCATTCGTTTATCTGTGAAAATAAATCTCACAAAATCAGAAAATTTCATCTTCTTTTATTTTCCTTCTGGCGTTGTCTTTTGCGGATCTTTCCTTAACGCGCTTTAACCGCTCTTCTTTTTCTTCTGGCGACTCTTCAATATATTCCATAATGTCCCCCGGCTGCACTTCAAGAAACTTGCATATCCGGTCAATGGTTTCTGTTGTTACATTGTCCCCTCTTGAAAGTTTTGCCATAGTAGCGGACGAAATCAATTCGGGTTGAACCAAATCTTTTTTCTTTAATCCTTTTCGTCTTAACAAGTCCTCTAATTTGTAGAATCTAATAGCCATACGATAAAACCCCCAACATTTACGAATAACTAATTATACGATATTCGACAAATAACCGTCAAACGGATAGAAAACCATGCGATAGTAAAGTTTTTCTTGCTATTGGCTTTAGTTACGCATATAATATTATACGTAACGAAATATAAATATGTGTAACGAAATCAAGTGAAACGTCAAAGTTCACAGAAAAGGGGGTTGCCAAAAATGAAAATAGATAACTGTCAACGATGCATCAAAAATAGGAGCGGTTAGCAATGAACGAGAAGAACGGACGATTCCGAAAAAAGCGCTCCAACTTCTCCATTGTCAGCAACGAGATAATCAGGGATTCGAGCATATCTTTAAAAGCAAAGGGACTCTATGCGCTTATACAAAGCTATATCACTCTTGACGGTTTTATCCTTTATAAGAGGTTTCTTCAATCAAAATGCCGTGAAGGTCGAGAAGCATTCGAGAGTGCTTGGCGTGAATTGAAAGATACGGGTTATCTGGTTCAGTACAGGATGCAAGAGGAAGGAACGAAGCGTTTTTATTGGGAGTACGAGTTATTAGACCAGAAAAAGCCATATACGGAAAAGCCGTATGATGGCTATGTGGTATTACGGCAATCGGATGTTATGGGTAACAGGGGCAATATAAATAATACTGAATCTATTAATACTGATTGTAATAATACCCATCAATCTATAACGGTTGATGATGTGATGGAGCAGATACAATTCTCCGATTTTTCTGTTTTTGAACAGGGACAAGCGCACGAAATAGCAATGTTAATCACCGATGTTCTTAATATGCCAGACAATAGCGTTATTAGGATCATGGGACAAGAGCAGCAAGCGAAAACCGTGAAAGCCAGATTCAGAACATTAGACCATTACCATATTGTTTATGTTATTGAATCCATCAAAAACACGAAAACCGAAATCAAGAATGTTCATTCATATCTGCTGACTGCGTTATACAACGCCCCGACAACTTTAGAAACCAGTTATCAGAATGAGATTAGCGCAGGATTATAGAAGCTATCCGCAAAAGTTTATAAAAATTTTATGATTTCTTGACGTAACATTGCATTTCAATATCATCAATATAGTGATATAGTATCATTAAAACAGTGATTTTAGCGAAAGGGAATAACAATATGAGCGTGAACCGAACCGACATATTAATCTTGCTAACCTTGCAAACCAATGATGCGGATTGTTCCGCTTTTGGTCTGACAATCTCCGAAATGCTTGACGACCTGAACGCCAACGGGAACAAGAAAAGCAGAATGACGGTTTACAGGAGATTGAAAGGGTTGACTGAAAACGGCTATGTAGCTAAAGGCATTTTAGAAAACCATGCAGATACTTTTTACATTTTGGCATCTGGCAAGGATCTTTTGAAGAGTACGGAAAGGAAGGGGAACTAATGGATATGAAAAGTTTCTTTACATGTGTCGTTCTTCGTATTGATGCATTTGAAAGCGTCATAGTTGACGAAAAGCATTTTTCTACAAAGGAAGAAGCAGCCGAATTTAGAAGCACACTCGAAACGGGTCTTGTGTGCGTAATAGCCGAAATCTAAAGAAGGGAGCGCAGAACATGAACCTTAAAGACAAAACCCTTTTTATCGGGTTAGGGAATTGCGGTTGCAAGATAACTAACCTTTTTGCGGACATGGGTTATACCTGCATGTTTGCTAATGGTTCTGAACAGGATCTAAAGGTATTAGGCAACC